TGCTTGTCAGCAGCAACATCTCCGCCCTCTTGATAGCGTTTAAACTTCTTCATTTGTTTTTTCATGATAGTTCCTTAGCGGGCCATGCCGCCTTTTTTAAACACCTTGCCTATGGTCTTGCCTTGTTGAGCAATACCATCTGCGCGTTTAGATGCTGAACCGCCAGAGGACATCATCTTGGCCATACCGCCAGATTTAAGACCTGCATGGGCTTTTGATGCAGGTTTCGCTGCATGTGCTTTTAAAGCTTTAGGCATACCGCCTGAAGCCATCATTTTGGACATTCCACCGGAGGCCATCATCTTAGACATCCCGCCGCCTGCCATCTTGCCCACGCCATCGTTTGCAAAAGACGGAACCATTTTGCCGTCTTTGCCTTTAACCATAGGCATACCGCCACTGGCCATCATCTTTGGTTTCATAGCGCCACCGCTAGACATCATTTTAGATTTCATGCCGCCACCAGCCATCATTTTTGCTTTCATCATTTGTCTTGCTCCTGATAAAGATTGTTAAAGGTTTCCGTCATATCCATGTAAGAGTCATCCTGCTCTGCACAATGAATCCATTGATTGGGCCTAAAATCAGGCGCACCCTGTCCTGTTTGCCAATAGGCTGGACTCGTTACACGGACTCGATTGTTGGGCAATGCCACAACATTTCCAGTCCACTTACCTGCGTCAGTCAGTATCAATACATGACTTTGTTTGTGCTGTGATGGATCCTCAGATACATCGCTCTCTGCGTAGTCTACAGTGAACAGATACCTGCCGGTGTAAAACTCACCACCAATTTTGCACAACCAAGGCGAGGGCTTGGCTCGCTCCAAACTAATGATTGAATGGTTGTAAGAATTACAGTCCCAAGGCTGTGATAAATGATTGAGCATACGCTCAGGCCATTCCTTCAAAGGAATGTCTCCCACCAAAGCCGCAAGAGGCATCCTTGCCCACATTGCACCGCCGTGAACGTTTTCTTCACCCTCAAGGCCGGTAAAAATCATCTGAAAACTTAAACTACGATCTGGAATTGTTGTAACAGCAACGGCCAAGCCGTGAATGTATTCACCCTGATACTTCTGATGGGCGTTCGTAAACTCTTTACGAACCCAGCATTTGAAGTAAGGGATGTTACTTGTCAGATACATCACTTCCCCGCTGAAAGAAGCTGGTCAATTTTTGCTTCAAGCTTGTTAAAGCGTTGGTCAATGTGGTTAGTAATTTTGTCAATTTCTGCTTGAGTAACGTTATCACGGGCAACCTCCTCACGAGTTTTGTTCAACAGGATCGTGACACGAGCCAGCTCCCTGAACTTTTCATTCATCATGTAGCCTAACAGTCCTATTACTAAGGATAGAATGGCAGACCAAGCGGTGTTTAAATCTAGCACATCCGGCCTTTAGTTTTGCCGCGCTGGGCAATGCCATCGGCGCGTTTAGAGGCAGACACTTTGCCTCCACGCGAATAATCATCACTCATCCTAGGAGTTCTGTTGCTGCTACTTTGGCGCGGAGAACCAAAATCTAATCGACCTGTGATTTCCGGCTCTCGTTCTCTTTCTTTGTAATCTTTTGCAGAGCGTGAACCCGTAATCCGATCAAAAGTATATTTTTCTTTAGGTTTAGCGCCGCCAACGCCGCCGCTTGATGGTGAGGAAGAACCGCCACCGCCTCCACCACGGTTGGGATCGTATTCGTTAATACTGCGTTTCATAACAATTCCTTAACAGTTCCAAGCTCTCAGAGCTTTATTGATCCGAGAGTTTGGATCGTTGGCTGTCTTTGCACTGGTTAGCTTCTTTTTCATCCCGCCCATCCTCGCACAGAAAGAGTCTCGCCGGGAGCCGCCTTCTGGCTGGGGACGTTTCAAGTTCATACCTTGCGCTTTCGCAGAGGCTCGGCCTTTGGCGTTTAAACCGCCCTTCTCGGACTTGCCTTCTTTCCTCTGCCATGCTGGAGACTTAGCCATAATAAATCTGCGCTGCGTCAATTGCGCTCATGTAGGCATAAATTCCATTGACTGCCAACACGCCTTCACCGGGAATAACGGGGGCATTTTGGAATTCATCTGATGAATGAGTTTCGTAAGTCATTAACCAACGATTTGCGCCACTTACATACAAAGCCGCAGTAGAAGTTATGTCTCCGGTGTTGATATCAATCAACGTAAACGTGTCAGCGCCTGTCCTAGTAATTGTGTAATTACCGTCTGTAGCTGAATTGCCTGAATTGGAATTAAAGTGAATACCAACAACGTTTCCAGTTGACAATCCGTGAGCAGTTTTAGTAACCGTTACAGTTGTACCAACACGGGCGTAAGTTACGCTTGAAGTTACTGGGGCTGTGGTTGTATCAAACAAAACCAAAGTTCCGCTGCCACCGTAAAAAGAAACACCTTTTACACGGTTACGCCCAAGCACAAAAAAACCGCTTTGGTTTAAGTGCCCTTGTTTGACATCATATTGCATCGTCATGTTGTTGCTCCGGTGCGTCTAACCTGTTAATCAACATCTTGTACGCTTGGATCGTGGCTTGAGCCTGAGTCAAAAAGGTTTGCGCTTTCTGTGCTTCAGTCTCAAGTTCACGAATCTCAGTCTCCAAGAACTCCTTGGTGATCTGCATTATGCAAACGTAGCGTAAGCAGGGACGAAGTACACAGTGCCGCCAATCATGACTTTGATTGCTTTAGACACAGTAGTCACGCTGGTTGCAGTAGGAGCAATCGTAGCAGCGGGTGCTGTTTCAATGTTCATCAACAAAGGAACTTCACCTGTGTTTGCGCCGCTATCAGTTACACGAATGAACGAGGCTGTGCCGGGCAAAGTAGCGTTAACAGAATAATCTGTATCCAACTGAAGAACAGCCAAAGTACCGCCGGGAGAAGCTACGGAGCCTCCCAAGGTTGCACGAATAGCGTTAGCCGCACCAGAAATCGTGCCGCCTGTGTTGATTGAAGTGGAGATGTGAGCACCGTTGATTGTGCCGCCTGTAGCGCCGTTAGTGCCTGTCACTCGGGTCAAAGCACGGAACGTTTCGCCTGAACCTGTGGAGGTAAAGGTCAGTCTGTTGTAGCTTAAACGTGTATCGCCAGTAGTGGCAGACGTTGTAGCAAAGGCAGCATTAAGGTTTTCTGCTGTCGTAATTGAAATAGGAGAAGCAGAAGTGCCCGTATCAAAGCCATTTTGAGATACGACTGGGCCGGAGAACGTGGTGGTTGCCATGATTTTTCCTTACATACAAGTTAAGTGCATCAGTCTGTATGTCGTCAGCCGGGACTGTCTAATGCACCGGATAGCCCGGGTTAATGTGTTTATATCACTGTGTTTAAACAAATGCAACAAAAAAGGGGCCGAAGCCCCTTTCTTTTTTTCTAAACTATCAGGACGCTCCGGGTGAACCGAAGATACCTAATGGATCAGATACGCCGAAGCTGTAACGCTCACGGGCTTTGTAACGGACGTTGCCTGTGTCAAAGTCGCCGTCCATGCCTGTAGACATGGGGGTACGGACAAAGTGCTTCAAGCCGTTAGGCACATCAGTGGTCAAGAAGAACGCATTGGGATCAGTCAGATAGTGGTTAATTGTGTAACCTTCTGGGATTGAACCGTTGTTCTTCAACGCATTGATGTCGTTGTCAGCGGTGCTGACGCGCAGTTCAGTTTCGAGCAAACGAGTCGCAACGAACTGAAGTTGTGGTGGAATGATCAACTTCTTGGGTCTAGAAGCAATCAACAAACCACGCTCGTCTGTCCAGCCTGCGATTTGAATCACAGCATTTTCCAACGCTGTTTCATTCAAGTCTGTTCCTACTGTAGGACGATTGCTGTTTACACCGCCGGAGACTAGTGGGTGATCTGTAGAACACAAAACCACGCCGTCGCCATATGTTGGGCCGCCTGTGAAGGCGTTGTTCAACACAAATGCAGCTTTAACCTGCTTGGTGTAAGCCATACCACGGGCCAAAGCCTTGGTATAACGTGAGGACAAGCTGTCATACAAGTTATCTTCCACAGCCTCTTCTGTGATGGAGAAGCCCATCGCAATAGTTTCGTGGTTGTAACGTGCAGTCCATGCTTCTTGTGCATTGTCATAAGCGATGGCAGAACCCTCGTTTTTGACCGGTGCAGCAGAGAAACCTGACAGTTTTGTCTCTTCTTCAAAGCTACGCTCAGATGTCTCTGTTTCGTAGATCTCTTTGTGCTCGTCATCGTATTTTTCATACTCAAGACCGAACAAGGCATTTAAGCCGGGGAGCAACTCTTTAAGTAGTTGTGCGCGTGAAATAGCCATGGTTTATGCTCCTTATACGCCAGTAGGATTGTTGTACTGGTGCATAGTTGCGTTGATCTTGACGATAAACTCAACAAATGTATCAGCGCCTGTTGCTGTCTCACGAACCACATCAATGATGCGGATAGGCAGCGTATTGGTAGTGTTTTGAGTGCCTTCATCAATCGCCACGGCTGAATTACCAGTAGTGGTTGAACCAGCGTTTTGAATCAAAGCAATGTTATTACCAATAGCAGAGATGCCCATTCCGGCCACGGTTGTGGTTGCAGAACAAGAGACTACTTGGAACAACGTGTCAGGATCATCAGCGACCACAGCAAAAATCTGCGTACCAGACTTGATAGCCTGACTTGCTGGATAAAACTGTTGTTGCTGGATTTGACCAGTTGAACTGTTAGTAAAACTTACACCTAAAAACACACCGACAGGCGTGGCAGTTGTTGTGCCCGTGTCTTTTTCGATAGTTCCATCAGAAATACGTTTTACCAAATCACCATAGAAAATGTTAGTAGCATAACCACTAGCAATTTGCATCAAACGGGTTGAACCCGCAAATACCTGTCCACCTATTAGGTTGATAGGCTTTAGACCGTAAGGGGCCGAGACTGTGGGATAAGCCATATAAGACTCCTAAGTTTATTGATTTCTACCGATCGTGACTCTAGAGCTTGATTCTTTGAATAAAGGCATCTTGGAGTTACTCTCGCGCATGAAGGTGTTGTCCACTGATGCCATCTGCGCATTGGCCAATTTCTGGTAATGCGCGTTGCGATCAGCAACAAACTCCTCCGGGGTTTTGCAAAGCAGTAAACCACCAATTTCAATGCAATCTGCAAAGCGGCTGTTTGAGCTGCTTTGAGACAAGATATGTGGTTGAGTGTTTGCTTTGACTGGCTCCCAGCCTTCGCCGAGTTTTGCGGAAATATTAGATGGATCGGGACTGTTTAAAAGCGATACTCGCACCCAATGGAATACCCATCCGGGTTCTTTAATAGGATCTGGCAACGTAGCCGCTGGCTTCCATTTCGCAGGACGCTCGAACGTCGCACGAGTTTCTGCCGATCTTTTTTCACGAATTTGTTCAGTCATTTTCTTTCCTTTTTAATACCGCTACTTCACGAGCATAACGCTCCAAGGGAATGTTAAGCCGTTTGGCCAGAGCCACTTCGGACGCACTCAATGTAATCTTTTTAGGGGCGACACTGCGCGTTGCCGAAGCAACAACGTTTGATTTTTTACGCTGCGTCGAATCAGCGTGCTCCCCAGACTCAAACTGATCTGGGAAAACTTGACGCAATCTGCCGTTGATGCGTCTATAGTATTCATCACTTTGAGGATCCATGCCCTCATCGTTTACTAACTTTTCATGCACCGCCAGCGCGAATCCGGTCATTTCCTTGTCAGTACCAAACCATTTGTTGGCTTGCTGCCATTCGGCAGCTTTGGTATCAACTCGGGGTGCTTGATATGCGGGTTGTACAACAGTTTTTTCTTCCTGTAAAGGGGCAGGCTTAAAATTGTTGACACGCTCCGCTTTCATCTTGGCGGTTGTGAGGTCGTCATTGGCCTGCACCATGGCATCAGAATCCCCTGATTCATAAGCCATTTTGTACTTGCGTTTGGCCTCGTCTACCTCTTGAGATACGACCTTTTTAGCCTGCTCAAGCAGGGCACTTTGGCTTGTGTGGACGTTGTTTTTGAGTTTTTGATTCTCTTCATAAACGGCCTGAGCTATGCGTATAGCCTCTTCTTTCTCACGGATTGCAGACTCTTTGGCTCTGCGTTCGTCGTGGTAGCCCTTTGTAAACTCACGAAGTTTGTTGCGGTCTTTCTGAGAATACGCAGCCAACTCCTCGTCAGTGGGTTCTTCAGGAGGAGTTTTCATGGGTGTTCTGTTGCGATCCTCCTCTGGGGTGTCGTCAACAATTTCAATTTCCGGCTCCTCTTTGACCTCTTTGGTCTTTTTAGCCTCAATTTCGTCCGGAAACTCGAATTCTGTTTTTTCTAATTCTGCCATGATGACTCCTTAATATGGGCGTTGGATGCCACGGGGATCCTGCACAACTGCCTCAACGCTGTCGTCGTTGATCAGTCGCCACTCGGTTCCGTGAATCTTCATACGTGTCCCCGTATTGGGCCTCGTCACGATAAAGTCTCCAACCTTACAAGATGCTCCAGACGGAAAGCGTTTTTCGTCTTTGAAAGCATCGGGGCCTATTTTTGCCACAAACAGCACCGGAGAAAGAATCTCTTCATGGTGCATCATTTTTGCGGATTTAAGAATCCCTGACTCGCCTATTTCCTCTTCTGCTTTCGGAAGCATACAAAGGAGGTGGTAGGTCGCTGGATCAGGCACTTGCTTGGCCTTCTCCCCGTTTGACTTGTTGAGTACACCCGACAAATCGACGGCACTGATATCGAAATCATTCATCGTCATTTCTTTCTAACTTTCGAACAAGGTCGTTGATTAAAGACTGTGCGTACAGCAGACCCCGAATTTGGCCGCACATCTCTCGGTAAGCGGGGTAGTCTTGCGCACCCCCCGCTCCAAGACTTTCAGAAAGATTGCGCCCTTTTTCTCGTAAATCAGAGAGCAAATATTTCAAAGCTTGATCGTCATACATGATTATTTACTTTGTTTAAACAGGTCGACCTGTATTTTCTGGTTGGTAATCTTCTCTTGGTTTTGCATGCGTGCCATATCCAGTTCGGCTTGCATGTCAATCCTCTTGTTCTCAAGTTCCAGACGGGCTTTGCCAAGCTCAATGTCAGCTTGGATCTTCTGGGCCTTGGTTTGTTCAGCCTGACCTTTGAGCTGAAGTTCAGCCTGTTGCATCTGCACAAGAGGATCTTGTGCTTGTTGCTGCGCCTGCTGTTGTTGAGCTTTAGACTGATTGAGTTGAAGCAACTGAGCAGCGCCTTGAGCGACCAGCCGGGAGACTTGCACCTCGACATCTTCTGGTAAAAATGCATCTGGGGCTGGCAACGGTACGCCGAGCTGCTCCTCGACCTTTCTTCTGTACAAGAACGCCAAGTGTTCTGCGATGTGGGCCATGGCAGATGCCTGCATCTTCTGAGCCATAGGGTTTTGGCCAATCTGCGCGGCAATCATAGGGTCTTGCATGAAGGCTGTGTGCGCTGCAATATGGGCTTCTTGGTCTTGATAAATGAATGCTTTTGTAGGCTTTCCATTCAAAAATGCCATGTTTTCACTGATAGGATCTTTAGGTGTCTGGTCGTCTGCGCCGGGGATCAGTTTGTCTGCGTTTTTGACACCTAGAACCTCAATCATTTGGCGGTGCAGCAAGGGTAGGTCATAGATCTGCGGAGCACCGGCGGACAACTGAATGACAGCCTGATACTGCATGATCCTTTGAGCCATCGTCGAACTGTTAGGATCTGATACAGGAATAACCTCGACTAAGTCATAGTCGGCCTGCTTGACCTGACGGTCGCTTCCTTGTGGTTCGTACTCATACTCTGTCGGGGTGTAGTCCCTGATGATGCCTTTGAGGAGTTTAAACTCCTGCTTCATCGAATAATGAACACGGGCTTGAACTGCGCCCATAGTCTTTAAGGTGCGCTCCAAGAGGGCTAAAGTTGTACCTACTGGCGCGTTAGCGCTCATGTCGGAGATCTTCATGTCCGAGATAGAGCCTAAACGTCGTCCTTCTTCGGTGATTCTGTCTAACAAAGTTAACAGAGTTGAGCTGGGTTCTTTGTAGGGCAGGAAGGTGATGTTGTCTTTGATCGCACCACTTGGGACGTCGATGTCTCTAAACTCACCGGGCTGGATGGGGGTGTCGTCGCCTTTGATCCTTGCACCCCGGGTCTTCAAACCGCCGGGCAGGTTGGCTAAAGTCCCTGCGTCAACCAACTGACGGATCAAAGATGTGCCCGCTCTTGCATAACCACCGATGATGTGAATCAAGCCCATCCCGTAGAAACCAAAGCCGGGGATGTAGCAGTAGTCCACAAAATGCTGGCGCTTTAAACGCTTGGGATCGTCTGCGAGGTAGTTACGGCGGATGGCAAGAACCTTATTTGTTCCCCGGTCGATGGTGATGACGTATGGTAGGCCGATGCCTGTCTCTTCGCCTTCTTCGTCCTCGTCCTCAAAGCCTTCTAGGTCGTAGTAGGCATGGATCTCCAGTAACTGGTAGCGGTCGTCGTCTGTGGTTTTGTAGCCTTGTTGGTCGGCTTTTTTCTTTTCAATGTCGGTTAAATTCTGGACAGGTTCACCCAGATCAATGTCTCTGTAAAAACCATTGACCTGTAGACCCCTCATCTCATGTTTGGTCTTTCTCATCACATGAGTCACACGCTCTGCGTGTTGCAGATTAGAGGCCCCGTAGGGGACAATCATGTCCTCGGCAGGTATGAAAACTGCGACTTGACGGCCCATGGTGGGGTCGTAATAGATCTTTTTGAAGGCCGATCCGGCCAGTCCTAGGGAGTACAGCATCCGCTCATGTTCAGGGCGGTACTCGGGCATTTCTTCGGTCAGTTTGAAGTTCATGTCTGCCTGAACTCGTTCAGCAGCTT